CAACAAAGAAAACACAAATAGAAAATAATGAAAATTTAATTACATCGGAGAATGTGTCAATGAATGACCTTTGCTACAACGAGTCCTGTTGTCATTGCTGTACAGCATCTCCACCGGAACATTTATTCAGAATTCTCTCAAAAACCATAGTAGGTGCCATCCAACCTGTCTTTGCAAAATTTGTACATAAAAAATCACCATATAACCATTTGTCTTCTGAACCATTTAATGGAATGAATGGAATTGTTTTACCAGTTGGAAACAGATCATTACTAAAGTACTGGGACATTGATGGCACTATTAGATTCAACACTCTAAATGGAATTAGATGGTATTCTAGCAAGTTAAAGTCTAAACGTATCTTAGTTAAAAATGTAAAAGCTAATCTACCAACAAGATTGAGTGAAGCTGACCTATCTGCACAATTAACTGATGGTACCCATAGACTTGGTTGGCTTTACGCAATTCCGTTGGGTAATTTAGAATTAGATCAAACAACCGTAGATATGGTAAGTGAAAATGAATTCATATTTAGTGGTAAAAGTACCACTGTTCCAGTTAAAGGCAATAAGCGATTCGGTCCTGAAGTTGAGGTTAATTCAGCAGGGTTGAGGTCAGTGTGGCAACGTGAAACATTCGGGCACAATTATATAGATGAAGATGCTTTAGTCGTCAATGATCCACGACCTGCCCCATTAGCATTCCTTGCATCCGTTTTGGTTAATTGGATGGCTGAAAGCAAAGGAAAAGATTATATGATGAGTGACTTTAAAGAAAATGAGTTCAGTTTCCCACGAATTACAATAAAGAAAAACAAATACACTACCACAATCAAAATTGCTTCCCACATTGAACCAATGTCACGACAACTATACTCTAATACTGGAACCAATAGTTTCCTCATGTACGACCCTAATTGTGCAGTAATACGCTGCCCTCATTGTTCACATTTATTAGGAGTTCCACAAATAAATGAAGAAGAAGAAGATAACGGTTTCGGAGATAATAACATGTTCAATTTAATGCAAATGTTAATGACTGGTAAAGCAACTGGACCTGCAACTGAAGAATTTGGGTTGGACCATGTACAAGAAGCTGCTGACATGGCAATTAATTTATTACAGGGCATCAATTTTGATGTTGATGTTAAAAATTTATCCAAACAAGAACACGCTGATTGGATTAAAACTCACATTAATTACCGTTGTAGTGAATGTTACATGCCTGTTTTCCTAGAAAAATTTAACACAGACCACAGAGCTATTTTATTGGAACGCAAACTCTATGGGTATTCAGGTTTGGAATTAATCAGACAAGTTTTAGGCACAGATGTCGAGGGCGGACCACGTTGGTCAGATATAGCAATGAAGCATGATTTGAGATTAGTAGCATTGAACTTAGCACGCATCACCTTGACCACAGTTCATTTAGATCACACAGTGCAAGGTGATCAGTTCAACGCTTTAAAAAAAAATTTCCCAGAATTAGCCATAACAAATGGACAAGGCATTGGTGCCACCAATAGCGCTGCACCTTTATCAGAACTACAATTATGTAATACAATTTGTGAATTATATACTACTAGAGGACTAGACAATTCCGACAAACCAATCCAAAACAAAATACCTCAACTCCATGATATAAGAAATAAGAAGTTACATGAAATTGATCCAGAAGATAGCACATATATATATATCATTGCTCCAAATTTAATCACATCTGATACTGTAACATTAGATGGTAAAGGTGGCATTATTAGTTTACATAATGGTTATCAATATATCATGCTAGATGATGAAAATGAAGTGCAAGTTTACCTTGAATCAGATTTGTTTGATCTAAATAGCAAAGCAATTATACTAAAGGGTAAATTATATTTGATATCAAGATTAGCTGCAGGACAAACATATTCAGCTTTTGAACTGGTGAGATCCTCTGGAAATGTTAACGATCTGGAATTTATTAGAGTCAAGTCTAATGAAATTAAAGAATTCACTGTCCCCATTTTGGTGCCAGCTAGTTTGGCACACAACCTTGGTCTACCTACATTTAGAAATAAAACAGTAAAATTGCATAGAGGCCTTCTCAGTGCTATAATGACTAGAGC